CCGCTGAGTCCGATGTTCTTCAGAATCGACTCTGCTGATCCACCATAGGCGCGAGAGGTGAATGGGTTGTAGTAATAGTGTGTGAAATGAATCTGCTCAATATCAAAAACCTCTCTGAACGGATGAACAATCCAGCCGTCAGTGTTCAGGCTGTCCAAACTCAGAAACTGATCAAGAATGACGTTGTCATCCGTATATCGGCGAATGCGGTCTTCATGGTTTCCATAACACAAGTGAAATTCGCATTCATGCCGCATCCCTTTTAGCGACTTCCAAAACAAAGCCATCGCCTCATCACCAGCGCGAATGTCATCAAGGATGGTTTTATTTTGAATCTCTCGGCGACTTGAGTAATGGTTCAGACTGGGCATGTCCCAGTGGTCGCCCAAATGGACTACGTGTGTGGGCTTGTAGTCCTTAATTGCTTTTGCAATCCAACGAAAATGGTCGATCCTAACTCCAGGTTTGACTTGGGTGTCAGGGATTACCAGTATTCGAGTCATAAAATTCTCCGCAGTGAACATTTTTGCGGATGGTTTCGACAGACAACAACATTCCTTTTGGAATTCGGCTTAAACCGCTCCATGAATCAGTATCAGGCAAATGAGAATTAGCAAGTACCAAGAAATCCGTTTTTTTTCTTGGTGTCGCAACGACGAACCCCACTGTGTGAATAATCCAGCTTGGCTTTTCTTTATAGTGACTCCAACCGCCCTCCTCATCGGCGTCGATCCATGATGCAATAACGAGCCGATGACAACATCGTTTCACTTATCGCGCCCTTTGAACTTAACCGGACCCGGAAGAAGCCACGAAAAAACCATGGGTATTAAAATCACCAATATGATCCCGTATCCTGAAACAGATATTAAATCCCCCAATGCTGTCCAGAAATTATCTGGGGCGCAACTAGACGCTGTAGCCATGGCTCCTCCTTTCTTCGATGGGGTCATCACGTCCACAGCGACACTGGTCACAGAGGCACCTACCGCTCCGGCCAGTAACGCAGGCGCAGTCCCCGAGGTCACAATCGAGGCAATCGCAGCCGCTCCTAACGAGCCGCCCCCGATCAACGCCGCTTTCTTCAGACTGGTGCAACCGACCAACGTTATTGTCATCAGACATAGACTAGCCCTCGTACTTGTCTTGAAATGCTTCAAGGTATTTTTTGTCATTAGTCGCAACATCTTTTTCACTCCCCGCTCCATACCGCCAATCGTTGACGAATTTCTCCCAATCTCTGCCAGCCTGCTCCCAAATCAGAGCCACCAATTTCTTACCAACACGTTTGTAAAGCCGTTTGTCGTTGGCTGACGTTAAGTCGCCTTCGCCTCCGTAGTCGTAACGTTTGTGGTAGCCAGGTTTATTCGGCTCTCTTCCAAACTCCAGAAATTTACGGCCCTGCTCAATGAATCTTTCGACATACTCCGCCTCAACATCGGTCAACTTCATTTGGCTCTGTGCATCCTCCATCAACCCGACTGTTATTTGCAGCGGCCCATAAGCAGAAGACCCGTCCTTTGGGGCGTGGCGCGTTCTTATGAATGGTCGCAGTCGATCAATACCGCGAAACTCAGCGGCGAATACTGAGTCGTACAAGTTATCGACATTGCGGCGGTTGCCTTCACTCTGTTGAAGCATCTGTTGCAGGCCGCGCACGTCGTAGTCTGTTTCTACATTCGAGGACGCCTGTGCATCTTCAGCGTGTGCTGAACTAATTAATTGGATAGGGGTTGACGGCACATCCATTGTTACTTTCATTGGCTTTTCAGCTTGTATCCGTAAGTTAATTAACCCCTCCGCCGCATCGTTCTTTGCAGTAATCAAGTCATCTATTGTTGCCCGCTTCTCGTCCGCACTCATCACCGTAGAGTCGTAGACTGCTCTCATTTTTTTGTTGATTACACCAAGGTGTCGTTGCATTCCTTCGTAGTTCTTTCTCCAGACCAACGACATTTGGTTCTTAGCGAGGAACGCTTTAAGTTCTTCATCAGTCCCACGTTCCAGATACTCCTTGTAGAGAGCGTGATGTTCTCTGATCTCGTTAAGTTGTTCCCAGAACAGATTCCCTTGTTGGGTACTCTTAAGTGGCCCGGTCTTATAAAAACTTCCGATAGGAACTAGCCCATACATCTCATCCCAACGCTTGGTGGGTTGTTCAGGCTCTGACGGATAAAGAACTAAATCAAAAAGACCCACAGTGGTTGCGCCAAGCCAACCGAAATATCCTTTGATGAGGTGGTCAATTTGAACGGGAGAGATGGGGGACTTTCCAAACACGCTGTAAAACGCATCAGACGTAAGCATTGAAACATCAGATGACGAAGGATGCTTCATCTTATGCTTCGGCGTTCCACCAATTTGCCAGCCAAGCGATTCAATTCTGCGATCCTTGAAAGAATCGTAGTTGAACATCACCTCTGCTACAGGCTTGAACAATTGAGGCCGTGGATCAAAGGCCAACTGATCCATCATTATTTCTGCAACCCGCTTGGCGAAAAACTTTGGCTCTACGCTGTCGTCAATGAACTGTTGAGTTAATCGTTGGCCGACAGATGCTATCGCTCCAATCTCAAATGGCTTCGGGATATAGAGCCAGGTATCCTCACCGGGCAACTTAACTGGCCAATAGGTATCACGGACCCAATCGGGGAGCCGCTTGTACTCCTCATCTTCGTCCATTGAAAGTTCGTGCAAAATGCTTGCTAAGACAATCGTGCCTGTGACTGCCAATGCTCTGCCGCGTTGTTCAGTGGTTAACGCCCGCCCCAACTTATCCAAACCCTGGATTCTCGCGTTGAGGAATGGAACCATTGAGATCAGCACTTGAACAGCAGTCGCGCTTCCGTGACTTGAGAAGTTCAACAAATCACGGGCTTCAAACGAAGCCTGCAAGTGTCCCACCTCATCGACTCGATTTAGATAGAGCGCAACTCGGTTCGCGTTCTCCATCTGATTACCGAAGTCAGCATAAACATCCACCATTTTGACCATCGCTTTGCGAGCCTTGGCACTGGTGTCGATAACTTGATTTCGTTTAACACCTCTTGCTAGAAGCCTTCGCACCGCAGACGGATCATCGTGAAGGAAGCCAAACGAGAACGCACCACCACTAGCGAGCAGGCTCTGATAAATTGGATCTTTCTTCCTAGCGGTTTTTAATCCCTTAGCAACGTTCCCAAACACGTTATAGGACATCTCACCAACAGCGATGGAATGTAATGAGTCACGCAGGAGGTTGCGTATCTTGAAAGCGGGGGATGCTGTAACGCCGATAGTGAACCATCGCTTGAACGTACTAAATGCCCGGATGGTGCCGTTATCGATGCCGCCCTGGTTCATAGACAACAACGATTCAAGAACCATCTCGTCATTAACTTTGTACCAAACCTTCTTGCCGCCTTCCAGAACGTAAACGTGATCCTTGTACTTATCTGTTCTGGATTTTCTTTTCCCGAACTCAAGTTTTGCCGCTTCTTGGGGATCAATCGCCACCCGTTCAGCAACACCCATTTTCACTGCCGCCAATAATGCAGATACACCCGCCCGATTCTTCAGCGAAGAATTAAGTAGCGCCGTATAGTTCATCATCAAGTTGTGCATGACATCGTTAGTGTCCAACTCGCTGCCGCGCAGTTTCCGAATAACATCTTTTATGTTAACGAAGTCACTGGTCATGGATGGGCCACGGACGCTGGTTGCGCCATCCTGTTCAAACTCCCTATAAAAAGGTATGTAGAAATCCGTGACTAGGGCGTCCCGATCTTCCTTTGTTATTGTTCCCGCGCTCACGGCTATATCGAGAATCTGGGATTGGAACTTCGACATTTCCCGCATGGTCTGGCTGTAGAGCAGTTTGCGCTGCTGTCCGCTCGCCATCTTCCCGCGAGCCATGCCCGTTAAGTGATCGATATCCTCTTGAGAAAAATTGCGCTCACGCCCCTCTCTCATCAACTTCTTGGCGCGATGCCCAACAACCCAACCCAGAAATCTATCAACCTCCCCATCAAGACCTTGCAAAATCTCGATCAATCCCTTGCTGTCTGGATCAACCTCGTAACCGTCAAACTGACCATTTAATGTTCGCTCAACGGGTTTTCCGAAATTGAATACGGAATGCATCAAGCCAGCAGCGTTGTCGGACATATGCATCATCATCCACGCTCTCCCGCCCTCTTCTCCCAACTTATTTCTTACAGAGCGGTAACGATCAATTCCTTTTTGCGTAAACCACAGAAGTCCTTCAGTCCTAATCCGTTCAAGATGACTGAGCAGTGGTCGGCGCTTATTGCCCCCGTTAGTGCGATTCAGCACAGCAATGTCCGCGTCACTTAAGTCGTCATGAGACGTGTCGGGCATTGAGTAAGAAACTCGCCCAGCACTGTTCACGACAGGCATGTGCGGCGCTTTTAGGAAGCCCTGCTCGACAGCAAGCAATTCTTGTTCTTTCATCAACCGCGCACGATCAGGGCGCTCGCTCCACATGCGACCGACATAAGTTAGGTAGTTGTCACGGCCACCCGCCTTCATATCCAAGTCGGGGAGAATTAATCGGCTTGGGGTGGTGCCGAGTCGATGATCCAGCCACATGCTCAATGCAGAATCGTCATCGAGTTTTCCATCGAGGAATAGTGTTATTGCAACCTCTATATCCTTGGCGATGCGATCAAGTTTGTACTCACCTTGTTTGCTGAAATTACCCATGTCGCCGAAATCAACGACTGGACCCAACATAGCCAATTTTTGAGGATCAATTGGCTCATACCCAAACCGGAAAACCAGCATCCGATCCGAGGCGTTGGAGTGAATTCTCACAATCCGCTCACTGGATGATGTAACGGCCTTCCCGTTCTGGTCATGCGGAAAGTCAATAATGACTTTATGGCCCTTGCTCAACCGATAAAATATTTCTTCAGTCGCCTCTAATGCCTTGGCGAGTTTCTTTCTCGCCATCTTGGCAATGCCTTTGTCTGTTTTCGGCTGTGAAAACTCAGCCTGCTTCAGTTTGTCTGTAGCCGATGTCTTTGGATTGGGCGGGAAATCCTTATAAACGTCATCACGACGAGAAAGAAAATTGTAGAAACGGCGCTCCTCATCGAAACTATCCGTATAAAACGAAGCAAAGACCGGGCTACGCTCTATCTCTCCACGAATGTTGATCTCTCCCTTCATGGACTTTCTGAGAGAGCCGCGTACTATGGCCTGAATATCTTTCGCTGTTAGGTCGATTCCCTCAAAGTGCTTCGAGAGAAAAACTCGGATTCTCCTGAAAAGTTCTTGGACAAAACTCATCTTTAATGCGTTGGGGTCTTGAGCAATCTTTGCGATCACTTCCTCAAGAAATTCCTCAGAGTCCTCAACAATATCGCCCGATTCGATCAGTTTTTCGTAAGCCTTCTTGACCTGAGCAAAATAGGGCGCGAATTCTTTAGAGTCCTTTCCGTCCAACAACAGATTCAGCATGTCCGCAAACTGAGCATCACCCACCATACGGCGCAGGCCAAAGTGGACCCCGACCTCATGCATCAACACGCTTGGTGCTGTGCCATCCGCTATGTTCTGAGAAATGAGATAGGAAACGCCAGATTTGTCGTCGTAGAGGGCTTCCGCCGTCGCGTACTTGTCGTTGTACAAATGCATCGGCAGTTGCGTTGGGCTCTGAATGATTTTCAGAATGCCCTGACTTTCCAAATTGGCTACATTTTTCTCGCCGAATTGATCCGTTAATTCCTTTCTCAGTTGGGCATTAAAAAACCCGCCGGAGGCGGGTTCTGGGGGCGGCGCTTTGTGCGGCGGTTTTAGTGGTATCTCATGTGGCAGTGAATACATCGGCTGTTGCCCCATGTCTTTCACCATCTCCGGAGACATTTCCAGCCGCCAGACAAGATACGGATTCTGTCGATCACGATTAACGAGGTGGTTCAGTTCATCGACGATCTCGTCAAGAGGTGTCCCGAAAGGAAAACGGGTGACACGGTCGATGCTCCGCTCTGTATCATGCCCCTCAAAGTACACCTCGATATCAGGCCGTTTGCCTACCCATTTCTCTGTAGCCATTTTTGTAGAAACATCAACCGTAAACTCATATAGGCCGTTTTCGTCAGAGATTTCAACCGTGGCGTGAGCAATTTCCTCATCCGTTTCATTGGTTTGATTGAATTTGGTGACGTGCAGTTTTATGTCTATGGGTTCACCCTGCACCGGGAGAAGAACCTGTTCAACCTTTGAACCTGGGTATCGTTTCGCTAACCGCTTGGCAAATGTTGGAAGAATCTTGTCATAAATTGTCGTGTGCAATTCACCGCCAAGCCGCACGTTCAGTTTCTTGTACTGCGTCCTGACCTGAGCCGCCCCATTGATAGACCACAAGTAAGTCTCCACAATGCCTTGCGCTTGTTTTTCGCTCTTTGCAGTGCCAACTACCGTCCACGTTGACTCTTCAATGCCTGAATGCTCATCGAATAATGGGTAAGCCCTAACTTCATATTCAAACCCTTCAGGTCCGTAATCTTCTGGATGAACATCTGCATCAAATGGTTCAGTGCGCTTAATCTCGACACGCGGAATCTCTGTGGTTCCGTTATGCGAGTCCTTAATCATGCGTTTGGCAAGTTTGTTGCCAAGCGTGTCTTTTAATTCTTCTTCGGTTAAGCCAACCCTGCCTTCACGCCTTCCATTGGCAGTTTCCCAGCGGGCATAATATCGATCCGCGTGTCGATCATAGACAACCTCTGCGCTCTCGATGTAATCAAATGAGCCGTATCGTTTGCCGGATGCTGTACCGGATACCCACGTCACGACACTGTCGCCACCTCTAACCGCCTCAACCAGGGCTCGCTTAAAAGTTAGTTCCTGCCAATTGTCCTTAAACGGCGCATACTGACTAACAAGAAAAGAGGCTGATCCCTGTTTAGCCTGCCGCTGGACAAAGGCAATGTGTTGGGCCTTCTGTCTCGCATTAACGGCGGAGATTAAATTGCGGAACGGAGCAACCAACCCTTGCGGAATCTCGTCGAGCGTTATGAATCTATCTGACTCCATCGATGCAGGCACAGCCGCTGATTCATAACTTTGGGAAAATAAAGCGCCGCCCCACTCTGATTCAGGTATAAATGACGGAAACTTTTCTATCGAGTTGACAACGCTATCGACGGGGGGCGCTACCCCATCCTCCATAACAATTCCCGGCAACTCTTGAATCGACCACCGATGCTCACTGCCTTCTACTGCTTGGATTACCAGACCGCCCCTAATATTCGACTGGCCGTTGTCAAATAATTCACCGTCTTCAATAGCCCCACTTAAAACTGTAAGTACCGAATCAGGTCCAACCGGGCCTGCGGCGGATCGCTCTTTGTCCAGTGCCGCTTCAAACAACTCGTATGCCCGAATCTCGTTGACCGCA